TGGAAGGCGCAGCTGGTGCCATTGCAGATCCTCGCACGCCAACGGAAGCACGCAAGGCGGCATTGCGTGTGGTTTATGACATTAATCAAAAAGCCATAGCAAAATATCCCGATTTAGCGCAAAGATTAGAACGCTCTAAAACAGCATCCGGCATAGCAATCGGCACTGTTAAAGATGGTTATAAATTCAAAGGCGGTGATCCTGGTGAAGAGGTCAATTGGGAGGCAGTACAGTAATGGCTAAACCTTGGGAACAATACAAAACTCAATCAACCGGCCCTTGGACGCAATATCAACAACCGTCCGTTGAGCGATTGCCGAAACCAGAATATCAACCCAGCAAATATGAGTTTCAGGTTGATATATCGTCTCCGCGCAGTGATACCACAATGGAGCGGATAGGCAAAGGCGCTTTGATTGGCTTACGCACGAGCGGCAAAGGATTGAAAGGCTTGATGGCAGGTTTTATTCCTGGCGCTGAATTAACGCCGTCTGATATTGCTGAACTTGACCGGATGAAGGCTTATACAGCAGAAGCCGGATGGCCAGCCGTCCTCGGTCAAACGCTTGAGCAAATACCGCAATACGCAGCAGCAACCAGTCTTGGCCCTGCTTCAATGATTGGGCGTGCGGCCAGTTCTGGCCTTGTCGGCGGATTGTTAGCGCCTGAAAACAGAATGACAGAGGCAGGATTAGCCGCTGGCGGATCTATGATTGGCGAAGGACTAACCGGCATGGCAGCAAAAGCAATGCGCGGCCCAATCGCTCAGGAATATGTAAAACCGCTCTGGGAAAAGGGCGTTAAACCCACTCTAGCGCAAGCGTTAGGCGGTGGGTGGAAAACAGCAGAGGAAAAGTTAACATCAGTGCCGCTTGTTGGTTCAGCGATTGAAAAGGCGCAAAGACGTTCACTTGAATCGTTTAACACGGCATCCTTGCAAGGCGTTATTGATGAATTGAATACAGGATTGCAATCAACATCATCCTCAACCGCTGTCATGTCTCCACAGTTGCAAGGATTGGCGCAAAAGTTTACTAACATTGGCGACATTGAGCCAGGCTCTAAAGGCTTTGAAAAAGTCTATAAAGCCGTTGGCGATGTTTACAATGATCTTGCTAAAAACTCATCCGGCGAATTGACGCCAGAATTGCAGAACTCTTTTTTGCAATTGCGTGATATGGCCGGACAGATTGAGCCAAAAGCACAATCAAAGTTTGATGCGTTGTTGAAGGATACTGTTTTAAGTAAAATTAAAGATGGTCAGCGGATACCTGGCGAAACCTTTAAGTTGATTGACCGCGATCTGGATAATCTGATTGCGAGTCTAGAGAATCCAAATAAAGGCTCAACCGATAATTTGCTTGGCAAAGCTTTTGAGCAAGTCAAGGCTGAAATGATTGCGATGATGGAAAACCAGAATCCAGGCTATGCCGATATTTTGCGCAATGCGGATGCGGCTTACCGCAAACTGGCTTTGCTTGGCAAAGCGTCAACCAGTTCAGTCGGCAGTGAATTAGCCACTCCAGCTAATCTTTTGCAGCAATTACGCGCTGAAGATACTTCATCATGGAAAGGCGGTTTTGCAATGAACAAAGCGCCGTGGACTGATTGGGCGCGTCAGAATCTTGAGTTGATGGGTAATAAATTTCCAGAGTCAGGAACCGCCGCTCGATCTTCTATTGCTGATTTGTTTGCAGCTGGCGTAGGGCATCAGTTGGGCGTGTTGCCAGAAACGTTAGCAACTTATGCTGTATCAAAGGGAATCTGGTCGCCAGCAGTGCAAGATTTTCTAGTTGAGCAAGCTATGAGACAACCAGGCCCAACACGCGCAAAAGCGGCTATGGGATTAGCTGGCATGGCACGTCCAGCATCTACTATCGGCGCAGCTTATTCTACTAACAGGTAAACCAATGACAACCTACCTTTGCCCAATACTCCAAGATTCCCAGTTTACCGATAACGGTAACTTCCTTGCGTCTGGTTTAATCTGGTTTTATGAAGCCGGTTCGACTACACCACTAGCGGCTTACACAACGCAATCAGGTGTATCGACGTGGACTAATCCAATAGTGCTAAACGCACGCGGTGAAACTGGCGGCACAATATGGCTGGCGGCTGGTCAGGCTTACAAAATAGTGTTGGAAAGCCCACCGGAATACGGTGACACTCACGGCGTGGTTATATCTACGTTTGATAACGTGCAGGGCGTCAACGATCCGGCCTCACCTACCGGCGGAACGGCTCAGAATTGGTATACCTTTGCAGGCTCTCCGGTTTTTGTGTCTGGAACTCAATTCACGTTAACCGGTGATCAAACAAGCACGTTCCAAGTCAATCGCAGAATCCGCACACAAAACAGCGGCGGCGTGCGTTACAGCACAATCACGGCTTCAGCTTATACCACGCTAACAACTGTCACTGTCGCTAATGATTCTGGCGTGCTAGATGTTGGCCTCAATAGTGTTGACTATGGCTTGATTGAAGTTGGCAGTACCCCAAGTATTCCGCTAAATCAGCGGTTATTTACAACCAGTTCGCCGACGTTTGCTAGTGCTACGATTCCGACTGTTACAGGTAATTTGGTAGGAAACGTCACCGGCAACGTCACCGGCAATGCCACCACCACTAGCCAAACCAACTTTAGTGCTTTGACTTTGTTAACAAGTCAAGTATGGGCAAATAGCAATAATCCAATATCAAAATTAAGCAACGGTTACATAAACTTTGCCAATGGATTTCAAATTAGATGGGGTACAGTTACGTTAACTGGCGCAACAACCGTTACTTTTCCTTTGGCTTTTGATGTGTTTTGTGCGGCAGTCATTGCAACGCCAAATATAACACCACAAATTATAACAACTGGTTCATATACGACAACTACCTTTGTAGGCACTAATACCGCTGGCTCGGTTACAGTGCATTATATCGCTATAGGATACTAACCATGTCTACATATTACTATGCACCGTCAACGCAAGGCTTTTATCTTGATGGACTTAACCAAAACATTCCAGACGATGCAATCATTATTACAGAACAAAAATGGACTGAGTTAGTAAACGGAAAAGCCGCAGGTCAGTTAATTGATGTTATTGACGGCGTACCTACGCTAGTCAATCCACCAGCGCCAACGCCAAGCGAGATTGTAACGGCTCAGGAATCTGTTGTACGCGCTTACCTCAACGCTGGCGCGGCCCAACGGCATTATGACAGCATCACCACCGTGTGCAGCTATTCAACTAGCACTAATTCAGTGTTCAAGGCTGATGCGGATGCGTGTATTCCATGGCGCGATGCGTGCTGGGAGCATTATTTGATTTATCTGCAAACCGTCGCCGATGGTGCGCCCGTGTGGACTGATGCAGAACTGATTGCTGATTTGCCGGTATTGGTGTGGCCCAATGTCTAGATTTGGCGTTGCGTTTTCTGAACCGTCTACCTGGCGCGGCATCGTGTGGCTTTTGACAGCCGCTGGTGTGGCGTTAGACCAAGAACAGTCGCACGCTATTGAGATTGCTGGCGCTGGGATTGCTGGCCTGATTTCAGTATTTTGGAAGGACAAATGAAAACCAATGAATCAGGATTGGCGTTAATTCGTCAGTTTGAAGGTTGTCGACTGAAAGCGTACAAGTGTCCGGCTGGCGTTTGGACTATTGGCTACGGATGGACGCATGGCGTTAAACCAACTGACCAATGGACGCAGGCCCAGGCCGAGGAGATGCTGGTAAAAGGATTGGATCAATACGAGAACGCAGTGCAATCAGCAATTGGCGCACATGCAACCACTAGCAATCAATTTTCAGCACTTGTAAGCATTTGTTACAACATCGGAGCGGGAAACTTTGTAAAATCCTCAATGCTTCGTCACCACAAAGCAGGTGACTATCAAAAGGCCGCCGATGCGTTCTTGTTTTGGAACAAGGCTGGCGGCAAAGTGTTAAATGGCTTAATTAAGCGCCGTCAAGCCGAACGTGCGTTATATTTGGAGGATTAGCTAGTGTCCGATGAAAACTTAAAGATTATAGACACTAGCGACTCACTGACAAAAGAGGAATTGCAAGAACTCAAGAAACTGGCGGCATTGTCAAAATCCGCCAGAGTGTTTATGAGTTTAGTGTTTGCAATCGTTGTGTTTGTTGGATTTGATAAGTTGTTTGAATGGTTTAAGAGTTCTCACAACGTTGGCTAATGCTGTGATGTTTTTCTGCAAAACGGACGCCAGCAAAAACTCCTTCAATAAAATATGTACCGCTTCTTGGGATTCCAAACTCATCAACAATCTCCTCATCCGTCATCGGCTTTCTTTTCGGCTCGGGTCTGGGTGGGTGAAGGTAAACGGGGCCAATCTTTTGCCAACGAAGATTGTTCTTTTCAAAACCCCATTCAACTTGTTGTGTGTCAACGTAATCAATTAACCCAGTATCCTCATGCTGAAACATCCACGCCACAGGCTCCGCTTCTGGCTCGGCGTCGAGGTAATCGTAGATTGCTTTGATTATTGGTGGGCTACGCCAAGGCTGCATACCGCAAAACTCGGCGCATATTGTTTCGTCTTGGTCAATCAACTCAGCAAGCGCCCGCCTCAGCAGTTCGGTTGCGTTACTCATTCTCTTCCCCTCAATAATTCCCCGCGTTGCTTTGACCTAATCAGCGTTATGTACAAAACGTCAGCAAGACACTCCACGTTATCCACAAGTTCTGCTGATACGCTTGTGTCGTCTTGTGTGTGGTACGTTTTGGTCATAGGGTTGTAACGAATCAATTGATTATTTGTTTGTTTTTGTTTACTCATTCTTCTTCCTCCCATTCGATACGGACACAGGCTTTTCTATATGAAGTTGCTTTTTCATCCGCTATTTCTTTAGTGGCGTGAATGTAAGCTTTGTATTCAGCTTTGCTAATGTAGTAAACATTCACCCACCCCTCCCTTTTTACAATCTTGGGTTTGACGCGCCACTCTTGGGAGGCAAGAAAAGAAGGACAAGACTCTGTGTACTCTTCCCATTCACCGTCCCAAAGGAACTCAATCTCCTCACCCGCCGCCCACGCGACGATCACATCGTAATGTTTATGTTTAGTTCCCATTATCTTCCTCCATCGCTTCCAGTGCAGCGTTAACGCGACTTTCGTAGTCGAACCAATCTTTATCTTCCTCTGCCGTGGCGGTATTCCATTCTTTTAGTAGACTGGCTAATTCCTCTACTAAGTCTGCTCGAATGTACTTATTTCTAGACCTGAAGGCTACATATCCAGCGAGTAGTTTCCCGGTTTCAGCAACTTCGACCCAAATTTTCTTCGGTGCTTTGTTCATGAAATCAACCATATAAATAAATATGCAGGGATGAATAGTATTGCAATCATAATGGTACTACCCACAGCTAACCCAACACTAAAAACAATACAATCAGCCAAGAAGCCTTTTAAGTCTTTCATTATATGTTTGCTCATGAAATCACCCATACGAAGAATTTAACGACTACGTATGCTGCTCCTATAAAAGCGCCAGCTAATGCGCCAAGGAATACAGCTCCTAATAAAGACGTAATAGTATCGTTCATTTCATCTCCCTCCCAATTTGAGCAGCGGCTCTGACGATGGCCCTGCGTGTTGCGGCGTAGGGGTTTATGTCTAGCAATTCTTCAAATGGATACCAGCAATCATCGCTGTTGTCCCAATACTTACCGGCATGAACAACTGGGCGTTCGTGCTTCATATAGGGGGGAAAAGATATGTTTATCCCTAGATTAACCGCAAGAAGCAAAGCGTCACCATCGTCATATAGGGGGTTCCAACCGTCAACCGTCCAATAATCCGCACTTATTCCCGCAGCTTTAGCCGCTAGTTCTAATAATTCTCTATCGTTCATTTCTACCTACCTCATTAAAAGTGCCAGCACTAACGCGGCTGGCGAGCGATTGTCGGTCGGTACTTTCGCCTCTCGTTACCACACAAAAATAAAAGCCCAACCGACGAATGGGTGCCGCCCCAGTGGTTCCAATACTCCCATTAAAAATAGGTAAGGGCGGCATTAAACCTAAGCCATCAGTGCAGCCCAACTGATAGGAAACAACGGCTCTATTAACGCGCTGATTTGTTCCGCCACATCTCGGGTCTCTTTCTGTGCGTGTGAGTCTAGTCTTAACTTGCACACCCTAGCGAAAAACACGAGGCTGCCTGTCCATATCCATGTCGTTTCTGAGCATATAGGGATGACCACACGCGCTTGTTCAGGGCATACACCACTTTCAATCAAGTAGTCGTATGTAGCCAAACAATGATCCATTAGTTGATTTATGTGTTCCTGATCGACTTCTACCAACTCATCGCTTGAGCCTTGCTTCACATTCTCTGCGACTCTGCGCCATTTGGTAGGCACATCCAACACGGGCGCAGTTGACACATACCGTCTGCTGACTTCGTTTACCACGCCCCCAATTTGGTGCTTGGCTAGCTGCCTAGCCACATAGATTGGCATCGTGACTCTAAACTTAATGCTCGTGTGAGCAAAAGGCGTCCAATGCTTATGTTTTGCTAAGTAGTGAATTAGCCGCTCATCCTTTTCTGACAAAATAGGCGCCCAGTTCCAATCAAACTCACATTCCGATTCATTATCAAAGCTAACTCGCGCTGCGTTCACCACATCCAAATCGCATCCCATGTGGTCCAGTAATTCAACGTGCATTATCAGCCTCCGTAAGCGCCTGTGAAACGGCGTAGCGTAGATTAAAGTGCCACGCTTTGGTTGGCACAGAACATTGGTTTTCTTCCCATAATCGCCTGTAGGAAGGGTATTTAATGGTGCCGCTCGGCACTACACACCTTACGTAAAAGTCATTCTTAGATATGCAGATTAACCCTTTTCTAATTGACACTTCGACGCTAGGAATTTGGTTCAAAGTGCCAAGCACTCGATGCGTGTTTTGATTTGTTTTGCTATTTATCATGGCTTAACCCGTTAGCGGCTTTAGTAAAAGCGGCTGATATGTCTAAAAAAAGAGTTTGCAAGACGTGCGTGTTGTCGGCTAGTTTTGTATGAACAATGATTGGTTGTTGTTCAAAAATATCAGGCTTCCATTCAGGTCTGTTTGTTATTGTAAAATTCCATGCGGTTTTTCCGTCTGCACGAATGTGACTAACAAGCAAACCTTTGTCTCTCATATAACAAAGTTTAGCACTAATAATCTTACGCGCTTTGATTGAACTCATATGTTTATAAGCGCCGTTTTCCGTCAATTTTACATAAACGTCATTGGTGCTTGCCGGTAATGGCATCCCTCTCAAAGTTTTTTCCAAAAGATCATATATTGTTGATTGAGCCATCATTATTCCCCTTGTTTGTTAAATTGCCAGTCCCTCACATTCTGCGACTCACGCAGCGCACTCGACTGGCTCCGGCGATGGTGCAAACTCCACCGGCTGGTTTTGTCCTTGCATCAGAGATACAGTCAAGGCTCCATATGCCGAGACTTCTGTAACAGGTCATCTAATTTGGTTATTGTGCGCTCAATCTGCCACCACAGAATGCGGCGGCGGATAGCGCGTATCCATGGCGCTGGTTTGACGGCCTTCGGTATCACAAGGCCGTAGGTGTCCAGCAAATCCCCCTTCATTGGCAGGCGACTCATTGCGTCGCCCACAAAACCACAATGATTCCAAACGATCCGCCCACCACAATATGGACGGCGGCTAGTAATAATGCTTCTTTCATGGTTTTATCCCCTCAGTGTTTTAATTATTGCCAAATCGCGATGAATTCGGTCAATGTCGGTTATTCTGCCAGCCATGACGTAACCCGCCATGGCGTAACCGAACGTACCGGCGGCGATTGAGGCCGCCAGTGTGGCAACTAAGATAATTACAATAATCATCTTAGTCTCTGTTGTCGTAGATATAGAAATCTACGGCCTCGAAGGAAGGCTTTTCGCCTTCTGGGGCGCGATTGGCGTTTTCAAATACGCCAATTAGAAAACTGCCGCACAGCCGCATAGCAGCGACTGGATGAACTACCACTACTCCATCGAATGGGCCGCTTTCATGGCCGACGATATCGGTTACGTTGACGCTGAACGCGTCGCGGTCACCGATCGGGACTAGAGTAATGCCCTTGTCAGAGGCCAGTTGGGTCTGGCCGGTGGTTGGCGTGTGGCGGCTAATAAATGCGAATCGCATTTTGTATCTCTCCTAACGTTAGGTAAATACCAAAACACATAACAATGTTTTGGTATGCGGCGGTGTGCCTATCCTATTTTTACGGTTGGATTTCCGTTTTGAGGCATCAAGCTATCGGTTCTCAACTACCGGACAGGCTCACTGTCATATCTATGGTCACGCATAGCCGCCCATTTTTTTTGCATTTATAGCCGGTGATATGGAACCGGCTGTTTGACTTAAATCATCTTGAGAGGTAATCCCATTTGTTGAGCCAGACGATTAGCGCGACGTTTGCCGCGTTCGCTGGCATTTGATTTGACAACCACCGCGTCATACAGCGGCGCGTTAAACGCCGCTTCAGCGTGATGGCCCGTGTGAACGCAACGGCTGTATGCGCTCAAGAACCTGTTCATGTCGCGGTATGGGCGCTGTTTACCATACCCGCGACGTTTGGCTTTTAAGATGCCGTCGCCGTCAATGACGGTCCAGGCATCGTATAGCCAGCCACGCGCAAACGTGGATTCTGGATTGGCGATTGCCAATCCGATTTTGGCGTGGGAAATATAAGATTTCCCACGGTGAAGGGGTTCTGCGGCGACTTGGCGCTCAGTTTGCTTGGTTTCCCAAGCAGCTGCTTCTGTCAGGCTTGATCCTGACCCGAAAGCACCAAGCCACCGAACAAATTTCATCTGAGTCTCCTTGTATTTGCTTCAGCGGATTGCCTCGGCTTGGTGAGTACAATACAACTACACTAAATGGTCGTCAACAACTTTTTTGCTAATTTCGCCACCAGGAACGAAAGTTTTTGATTGCGCTAATGGTTGTGCGCGAAACCTCAAACTTGCGCCCTACTTCGGCGCAGCTTATGCCGTCATCTAACAGGCCGCGAATCAGCGCCACGTCATGCGCGGTTAGCTTGGCGTGATGGTGTGTTTCGCCGTATGTCGGCATCAACCGTTGTTCACGCTCAAACGGTAATTGGCGTTGCGCTTTGATTTGACGTACTTGGATCAACTTGCATTGCTTGCACCAGGACTGTAAATATCTTCCCTGTTTTTGTGTATAAAAGTCTGTAATCGGCTTAACTGTCCGGCATTTTGTGCATTGTTTT